GGCTTGGCACAAACTTTGATTCAGTACTGTTATATGGTGCTTTATTAGAAGCGGCTAACTTTATGAAATCCGATGCCGATGCGGTCAATTTATACAAAGAACGTTATGGCAGAGCCATGGCAGAACTCAAACAATTAGGCGATGCAAAAGAACGTCAAGATGCCTACAGAAGTGGACAAGTAAGGTACCCAGTCAGATGATTCCAGACTTATCAGGTAAAAGTATTGCTATTGTGGCAATGGGCAAATCCCATAGTCAGTTCATCCTAGCCAAGACCCATTCTCAGCCAATTGATGAAGTATGGGCAATTAACGCTATGGCAGGGGTCATTTATCACGACCGAGTCTTTATGATGGATCCAGCCAGCCGATTCCTAGATAGTGATGATGCAGGCACTCAAACGGGACTTATGCGGTCGGTACTAGATAAACACACAGGACCAATCTATACCTGTGAATTAGACCCCCGTTGTCCTGGATTAGTAGAGTTTCCCTTAGATGAAGTAATGAACGCTTGCGGGACAGGGTACTTTAACAACACCGTAGCCTTTGCGATTGGCTATGCAATTGCTGCCAAAGTAGGGCAAATCCATCTGTATGGGATTGATTTTTCGTACAAAAACGTAGTCCACTTTGCCGAGGCAGGTAGAGCTTGTTGTGAGTTTTTACTGGCAAAGGCAATGGAACGGGGCATTAAGGTTGGTATAGCTCAAGGATCATGCTTGTTAGATACCAGCGAACCCACTATTAGTAAGCTCTACGGCTACCACCGTCTTAGTGACCCATTAGTTGTAGGGCTAGAAAATGAACGGTTTGTGGCTAAAAAGTACTCAGAAATTAAAGATACGGTAAAAGACAAGGTGGAGTACAACCCACCAGAAGCAAAGAGGACATAAATGTTTGAAATTAAAACTGGCGATATTATCAGCCCTCTCGTAAAAACAAGCAATTATGGCGGTTTACCGCTTGAAGAATTGACAGAACTCTGCGTAAATAGGATCATTGGGGTATCAGAAACTGCCCCGCCCGAAATTCGAGAGCAAGCAAAGTATTTCAGAGAAGCATTAGAGCGTACAATCTCTGAATATTTGAGTCGTGCAGCACAGTCCGAAAGGGCTAGTTGCATTCAAGTTTGTGTACAAGGCGGTGAAGTTGAGGCTGCCAATTTATTAAGGAGAATTTAAATGGCTTTTACAGGTAACTTCATGCCAACCTCTTTTAAGGTTCAAATCTTACAAGGCGTGCATAACTTTTCAACTGGCTCTGGTCAGACTTTTAAACTAGCTTTGTATAACAACAGTGCTTCATTTACTGCTGCTACCACGGCTTATACAACCACTAACGAAGTAGCAGCTTCAGGTTCATATGTTGCAGGTGGCGGAACATTAACCAAAGTAACTCCAACGTCTTCTGGAACTACAGCGCTTACCGACTTTGCGGACTTATCGTTTACCACTGCGACCATTACAGCATTTGGCGCTTTGATTTATAACGACACCGCAACAGGTAATCCAGCCGTAGCTGTTCTAGACTTTGGTGGTTCTAAGGCTTCTACAGCAGGTACGTTTACGATTGTGTTCCCAGCGGCTACTGCGACTGGTGCAATTATCCGCATCGCTTAAGGTTAATGCGGTGTGGCTGATGTATCCGTTTCTCTAGAAGGCTTTGGTCTTGATGGGTGGGGTGACTCACCTTGGGGATTTGGGAGTACTTCGCTTGTAGGAACTGGAGCTGTAGGAACCGTAGTAGTAGCTGAAAATGTTAGCGTTAGCCTTACAGGTGTATCTGGTACAGCTAGTGTAAATGGTGTAACAGTTACAGGAGATTCGGTTCTAAGCCTTACAGGTGTTAGCGGTACAGGAGCAATAGGTCAGGCAGTAAAGCAAGACAACGTAGAAGTTTACCTTGAAGGTTGGGGTTATTTAGGTTGGGGTGATACTGGCTGGGGTACAGGTAGTGCGGGAGTAGCTGGTACTGGGGCAGTAGGTTCAGTAGCCATTATTACAAACGTAGAATTTAGCGTTACAGGAGTATCAGGTACAGCAGCAATTAGCGGTGTGGCTGTAAATGCAGCAGCAAACGTTCCAGTAACAGGACTACTAGCAACAGGAAGTATTGGCGGAGTTCAAGTCACAGGTACAGGTGTAATAGATTTAACAGGTGTTAGTGGTACAGGAGCAATAGGTCAGGTAGTAATTAAAGAAGGTGTTCAAGTTTCTGTTGTAGGTGTTGCAGGAACGGGAGCAGTATCGGGTGTAACGGTAAATGCTGACGCTAATGTAAATGTTACAGGTGTTGCAGGGGCAGGGGCAGTTAGCGGTGTGACTGTTGAATTATTAACTGAAGTTTTTGTTACAGGTGTAGCAGGAACAGTAGGACAAGGTTTAGTAACAGTAAATGCTGCCGCTAATGCTCCAGTAACAGGATTAAGTGCTACAGGATTTATAGGAACTGTAGGTTTTATAACAAATGCAAATGTTAATGTTATAGGTGTATCAGGCACGGTTGTACAAGGACAAGTAACGGTAAATGCAGCGGCAAATGTCCCAGTAACAGGACTTCAGGCTGTTGGAGGAGTAGGGCAAGTTTCAGTTAACGGTACTTCAGTAACCAATGTAGTTGGGGTACAAGGAGTAGGGCAAGTTGGTCAGTTGTCGTTCTGGTTAGAAATTGATACTAGCCAAACCCCGAACTGGGTTGAAATAGCAGCATAAAATGGATATTATTTAGGTAAGGACAAATTATGGCATCGACATATAGTGATCTTAAAATAGAGCTGATTGGTACAGGTGACCAGACAGGTACATGGGGAACCACGACCAATAACAACTTCTCTGTTGCAATTAGCGAAGCAATCACAGGGTCTGCGGATGTCGCCTTTTCTAGTGCGGACGTTACAGTTACCCTTACGGATACTAATGCGGCTCAAACGGCTCGTAATCTACGACTAAACCTTACAGGTACATCAGGCGGGGCGAGGAACTTAATTCTTGGTTCAGGATGCCAGATTGAGAAGTTATATCTAGTCAATAACGGATTAGCAGATGCCGTTACGGTAAAGAACACGTCAGGTACAGGAATTGCAGTCCCTGCTGGCAAGTCAATGTTTGTTTTTAACAATGGTACAAACGTAGTAGATGCAATTACGCACCTCAGTTCGTTGACTCTTGGTTCAGCTCTGCCAGTAGCTTCTGGCGGTACAGGCGTGACTGCCTCTACAGGTTCTGTAGCAGTCGTGTTAAGCACATCACCTACTTTAGTTACTCCTGCTCTTGGTACGCCTTCTTCTGGAAATCTTAATTCTTGTACAGCTGATGGCACAAATCCAGTTGGTTATCGTAATATTCCAAACTCAGGTGCTAAAACAACAGCTTATACATTAGTTGCCACTGATGTTGGTAAATTTATAGAATTAGGAACAGGCGGTTCGGTTGTTGTCCCAGCTTCAATTTTTGCTGCTGGCGATGCTATTAGTATCTTTAACAATACAAGCGGATCAATATCTTGTACCTGCTCTGCCATTACGGACTTTTATAAAGGCGGTACGGATTCAGACATTAGTAGTTTTAGTGTAACCACAAGAGGCGTAGCTACTATTCTTTTCATTACAGCGACCCGTGCGGTGGTCACAGGTAATTTAGCATGAGTGGGATTATGCTTAATTTTGCTGGAGTAACTGCGACATCAGTGCCAGGTGCGCCTACTATTGGAACAGCAACTACTACAGGAACAACTACAGCAACTGTTTCATTTACAGCCCCAGCAAATAATGGTGGTTCTCCAATTACATCATATACAGCAACATCAAGCCCTGCTGGTGGTTCAGGAACATTATCTCAAGCTGGTTCAGGAACAATTAATGTAACTGGATTAACCGCTGGAGTAGCTTACACATTTACTGTGACCGCAACTAATGCTATTGGAACAAGCGCTCCGAGCGCTGCAAGTAATTCCATAACAACACTAAATCCACCATCATCAATTAACTATTTAATAGTAGCTGGTGGCGGTGCTGGTTGCGGTGGTGGAAATTCTGGCGGCGGTGGCGGTGCTGGTGGTTTTGTAACTGGATCAAGTGGGGGTGTAAATACTGGAACATCTTTTTCAGTTTCAGTTGGCGGTGGAGCCACTGGAAATACAGCTAATGCTAATGCTCCAGACGGCACAGGTTCTACTATTTCAGGTGTAAATTCTGCAAATGGCGGTGGCGGTGGTGGTAGAGGAGGTGGAACAGGAAATTCTGGTGGATCAGGCGGTGGTGGTGGTGGAAATGTGGGAGTTCAACCTGGTGGATCAGGAACAGGCGGTCAAGGAAATAATGGCGGTGATGGTGGTGGTAATTCGCCTTATGGTGCTGGCGGCGGTGGCGGTGCTGGTGGTGCTGGTACATCTGCTTCTTCAGTTAGTTATAACGGTGGCGCTGGTGGTAGCGGATCATTCTATTCTGTAACTGGTACATATTATGCTGGTGGTGGCGGTGGTGGCGGTTCTGTTCAAGGTGCATCGGCAGGTGGTGGCGGTATAGGTGGCGGTGGTTCTGCTGATAGTGGTAATGGAAGCGCAAATACTGGTGGTGGCGGTGGTGGTGGTATAAATTCAGGCGCACCAGCGGGCGGTTCAGGTGGTTCAGGAATTGTAATTATTAGCTATTCAAATACATTTGATAATGCCGTTTCTTTTAGTGGTGCATCATTTACCAATAGTGGTGGAAATAAAATTTACACCTTTAGCTCCTCTGGTTCAATTACGTTCTAAGGTAATTTATGAGTCATTTTGCAAAAGTAGAAAATGGAATCGTAACTCAAGTTATTGTTGCTACACAAGATGTTATTGATTCTGGTTTGTTTGGTACAGGATGGGTTAAAACCTCCTACAACACTTATGGAAACGTGCATCATGCACCTAGCCCTCCTGCTGCGCCAATGACTCCTGATGGTGGCACTCCACTGCATAAGAACTATGCTGGTATTGGTTATTCATGGGACGGCATAGGTTTTGCAGCGCCACAACCATATCCTTCATGGATTTTAAATCCAGTAACTTATTTATGGGAGGCACCAACTCCTCCAGGACCAGCTCCTACAACAGGTGGACCTTGGTTTTGGGATGAAGCTACATTATCTTGGATAGAGTGGATACAGCCATGAAACAGACTATAGAAGCTAGAACACTAGAAGGTGGACTAATTGAGCCACACCACGAAATAGAAGTGGTTTGTGCCGCCTGTGGTTACGACTTAGATAAAGCCGAGCTAGAGGCAGATACCTGCTCAGACTGCAACGCTCCTTTAAACCTCAGACAGCATATTTCTATTCATGCAACTTCAGTTCCAGCCGCTGGCGGAAAGGTGTTTTAAATTGAATCATGGCGGACGAACTGGGGTTGTCAGCAGGTGCTAAGGGCATCAGTGAAGGGATAAAGACTGGTCGAGAAGCTGGTAGGGAGATTGGCAAGAACATTGAAGAGGTACAGAAGGAAGCGGTAGATGTAGCCAAGCAGCAAGCAAATGCAAGGATTCGGGAACGTAGGGAAGCAGAATTACGGAAAGAGCGGGCGATATTCAAAGCCCTTGAGGAATACAAACACCGAAAGAAGATTTCGGACGAGGAATACCAATTACGGATTGACTTTATCAAGCAGCATGGCACGAAGGAGTGGCAGAAGCTAATAGACATCAAGACCGAGATTGAACGGCTAGAGAAGGAAGACCGCAAGTACTTTGATGCTGAGTTGTCAAAGGTTAAGTGGGTGCAGTTTTGGTGCTTTCTGGCAGCAGGTTGGATTGCTTATTTTATTGTATGGGGTGGTAAAAAATGATTCCATTAATGGCACTATTTGACGTTGGGATGAAAGTCCTAGACAAGTTTATTCCTGATCCAGAGGCTAAGGCAAAAGCTCAAAAAGAACTATTACAGATGCAACAAGAAGGTAGGTTGGCTGAACTTAATGCAGACAACATCGAAGCTCAAGAACTTACTAAGCGTCAAGAAGCAGACATGGCTAGTGATAGCTGGCTGTCTAAGAACATTCGTCCAGGTACGTTGGTATTTATTTTGACTACTTACACGACTTTTGCCATGATGTCCGCTTGGGATATAGAAGTAAACAACAACTATGTAGAACTGCTTGGACAGTGGGGTATGTTAATTATGTCTTTTTATTTTGGCGGGCGTACTCTGGAGAAGATTATGGATATGAAGAGGTCAAAAGATGAATCTAAGTGAGCACTTTACTTTTGAAGAACTAACTATCACAGACCATCGTGAGTTTGACAATACCCCAAATGTAGAAGAAACCGAAAATTTGACTCGATTAGCAGGGTTCTTAGAACAGGTAAAGACTGTGCTAGGTGGTAAGCCGATTATGGTTAACTCCGCCTTTAGGTCAGAAGCCGTGAACAATGCCGTTGGAAGTCGTAACACCTCACAACATCGTATAGGTTGTGCTGCTGACATTCGTGTACCAGGCATGACGCCAGATGAAGTTGTTAAAGCGGTAATTGCTTCTGGCATTGGGTATGACCAGATTATTCGTGAGTTTGACCGTTGGACACATATCTCAGTCCCTAACACAAAAGACATGACACCAAGGCGGCAAGCCCTTATCATTGACAAATCAGGAACACGTCAATACGTCTAAGGGTAAACCCGTGCCATTACAAAAATTACAGTTCAAGCCAGGATTAAACAGAGATCAGACCAACTACACCAATGAAGGTGGGTTCTTTGAGTGCGACAAAATCCGCTTTCGCTCAGGCTATCCCCAGAAAATGGGCGGCTGGCTTCGTTATGGTTTATTTACTGTGGTGGGAACCTGTCGGCAAGTCTTTAATTGGATCACGACCGCTGCGGATAATTACCTAGCTCTTGGAACGTCTAGAAAACTGTATATAGAAGCAGGTCAGACTTTATACGACATCACCCCTATACGGGCTACTTTTGTTTCTCCAACGACTAATGGCTGCTTTACAACGGTTAGTGGCTCTAAAACGGTTACGGTGACTATTTCAAGTCACGGTGCTACCAATGGGTCTTATGTCACGTTCTCTGGTGCTGTAGCGGTAGGCGGGATTACTGCGGCTAACCTAAATACTGAGTTTATTATTGCTTTTGTTGACTCTAACTCCTTTACTATTACAGCAGCCACAGCCGCTACTTCTTCTGCATCAGGTGGTGGTTCTTCTATTACCGCAGCCTTCCAAATCAATATAGGTAACGATGGCGGTGTTGCTGGATACGGCTGGGGCGCAGGTACATGGGGTACGGTTGGCTGGGGTTTAGGATCAGCTACGCCTGTTTATGCACCACAACGGGATTGGTTTTTACAAAACTTTGATGATGATCTAGTAGCTAATATTCGTGATGGAGCAATCTACTATTGGAAGTATTCTGGCGGTGTGGCGACTAGAGCCGCTTTGTTGTCTGCTACAACCATAGATGGTGTTGCTCCTGCTGATGTACCTACTCAGGCAATGCAGGTATTAGTTTCCCAAAACGATAAACACTTACTTTGTTTTGGTGCTACTCCGTTTGGGGGAGGGTCATTTGATCCCTTATTAATCCGTTGGGCAACCCAAGATCAGCCTAATGTCTGGACTCCGTTAATCACTAATTCAGCAGGATTTTTACGAGTTTCTCGTGGTTCTGCCATAGTCTGTGCTATCGCAACTCGACAGGAGATCCTTGTATATACAGAGGGAACCCTTAATTCCTTGCAGTTTGTGGGTACAACGGACGTCTTTAGCCTTTCAGAGCTTGCCGATAATATTTCAATCCTTAGCCCACGGGCGGTCGTTACTGTTAATAACACGGCTTATTGGATGGGGCATGATAAGTTCTATGCCTATGGCGGACGGGTAGAGACCCTGCCATGTACCATAAGAAACCACGTATTTGAGAACCTTAACTACGATCAAGCCGACCAGATTATCTCAGGAACAAACGAAGGCTGGAATGAGGTCTGGTGGTTCTACCCAACGGCAGATAGCCAGATTAATAACGCCTATGTGATTTACAACCACCTAGAAAAGATCTGGTACTACGGCACAATAGACCGCACTGCGTGGTCAGACTCGTCTTTAAGAGAATACCCCCAAGCACTAACTGCAACTTACTTCACAGGGGTTATGTCAGGCGGTACAACCCTAAATGTGACTGCAATATCCACAGGAACCCTGCAAGTAGGCTCAGTCATTACGGGTACTGGCGTGGCTACAGGAACTAAGATTACTGCTTTTGGCACGGGTACAGGCGGGGTAGGCACTTATACCGTCAATATCTCCCAGCTTGTAGTCCAAACTGCAATGACTGCCGACAGCATTATCTATAACCATGAGCAGGGTTTAAACGATGACACAACGGCAATGACCTCTTTTATTGCCTCATCAGACTTTGACTTAGTAGACGGGGATCAGTTCATCCTAACTAAGCGGATTATTCCTGACCTTAACTTTGCAGGTTCGACTGCCACTTTGCCTGCGGTCACAATGTTAATAAAACCACGGAACTTTCCTGGCAACGCATATTCCAACATCGAGACAGGCTCAGTAATTGAGACCTCGGTAGATATATACACCGAACAGATTTTTATGCGGGCAAGGGCACGGCAGATGGCGATTGAAGTTGAGTCGACCGACCTAGACGTACAGTGGCAATTAGGTAGTCCTAGATTGGATGGCAGACCAGATGGGCGTAGATAATGGGAATGCAACGGTTCCGTGCGCCAGCTTTACCTCTGGCTCCAGTCGATTACGACCAACAGCATATGTCTCAGTTAATTGGGGCTTTAAGACTTTATTTCACCCAACAAGACTCCAACGTGCCTTTACAGATGGATGGGCTACGGCTATTAAATTTAGCAACATCGGGGTACAATTTGCCAGAAGGCACAGTCTTTCGGGATGGCGAGTACTTAAAAATAGTCCTGCCAAACTTTGCCTATTTACAAGGTGTATCAGGAACGGGTAACGTAGGAACGGTAACGGTAACAATTTTATGATGAGGGTTCTATGGGTTTTTTTGATAGTCTAATAGACACACAAGCATACCAAGCGCAAACCCTTGCTAAACAAGGAAATCCGCCTGCTGCACTGCCGCAGACCATGCCAATGCCTATGGCTAAAGGTGGTCTTACCTCTGTCAATGAAAAGATTAAAGAAACTCAAACATTAAAGGTCATTGCAAATTACTTTAAAAATAAAGGCTTGCCTGTAGAACCAGCAATGGCTGGGGTTAAGAAAGAGATGGCAGCTGGCCTTCAGTTAATTCCGTTTGAAAGCTCAGTCATGGGGTTCAAACCATTAGGTAAAAACGTAGCTCAGATTCATTTCTTCACAGTCGGAACAATCAAAGATTTGGCTAATGATATGCGTTTCTTTTATAAGTTTTTAAAAGACAAAGGAATTAACACAGTCTATGACTCCATCCCAGCACCCATCACAATCCAAATGTTCCAACAGTTGGGTGCTAAGGTTATGCGGTCGGACAATCCAAAGTACAAGTTCAAGGCAAGTATATGACTGTAGTTGCAATGAAACCTAAAGAAACCTCTATGTTAGAGCAGAAGGTAAATACTTTATACGAAGCTGCCGTTGCTCAGCCTCAGATTCAGTGCGAAGAGAAACATCACTTTGGACCTAATATCTATATCAAAGAAGTGACCATGCCAGCAGGAGCCTTGATTATTGGCAAACCCCACCGCATGGAGCATCTCTGTAATATGGTTTCTGGTCGGATGATGATCCTACAAGAAGATGGCTCAACCAAAGAACTAGTTGCTCCTATGACTTTTATGGCTAAGCCAGGTAGGAAAGTGGCTTATATTATAGAGACCGTAGTTTTCCAAAACATCTATTCAACTCCTGAAACGGATATAGAAAAGCTGGAGAATATGTGTGTAGATAACTCAAAACCTCTATTAGAGGGAGGGAAATAATATGGCATTCGTGGCAACAGCAACATTAGTTGGAGGAACCGTAGGGCTAACTGGTTTAGCAGCCACTATTGGTGGTGGAGCATTGATTGGCGCTGGCGTAGGCGGTTTATACAGTGCCGTCACTGGCGATGGAGATATCCTAAACAGCATGCTTACTGGCGGTCTTATTGGTGGTTTTGGTGCTGGTATTGGAGGCGCTCTATTCCCTAATGCAGCCGCTGCAAGTGCCTCTCCTTTTGCTACTGCCGCTCCATTGACAGCACCTAGTACAACCACCGCTCTTACAACCGTTCCTGCAACGCAAACAGCAGCTCTAACAGGAGCAAATACACCAGCAGGCATTGGCGCTGCTAATTTAGAAGCATTAGCCTTGGCTGAAGGATCAACGACTGCTGGTATGGTTCCAGCAGCAAATACAGGATTAGCAGCTGAAACAGTGTTACCAGCCAGCATGCAATTTACACCACCAGTTTCAGCAGCGGGTCCAAGTGGAATGAAAATGCTTGGTTACGGATTAGCTGGAACTACAGCCTTATCTTTATTAGGTGGCAGACAAAAAGGAGGGGCTGGTCAGATGCCTGATCCTGGAATGATTCGACCATATGAATATACGTCTGCTCAAACACCATCGACTGGTATATACCCCGCCCCATACGCTACAGCACAGTACGATGCCTCTGGAAATCCAATTATGGACACTAGAGAACGCAATTACTTTGATCAGGGATTTGCTGCACTGCAACCCTATTCTGCTAAAACAGGAACACTCAATCCAAATCTACAACCAGAACCCGTTATGGCAGCACGAGGTGGTCAAGTAGACGATGAGATGGGTGGAGACTACTCTGCTATGGGAATGGATCAAGGCAATATGCAAAAAGGTCTATTTGGTCTTGGATACTCAAACGGTGGTGATATTGAAGCAGAGCAAAGAAAATTCATTATGCAGAACATCAAAGGAGCTTCTACTAAAGAATTAGAAAGAACCCTTGATGCTTTAAATGAACAAGATTTCTTGCGCAAAAACATGCCCGCCTACGCAGAGTCTATGAAGCCCTCTATTATGGGAATGATGGAAGGTGCGCAATTTAAAGATAGGATGACACCTCCAAATTTACAACAACAAGGTTTAAATATATCACCAACTGTTATTGATCCAGGAAGTGGCACTTATGGTGGGATTGCCTCCATAGCAAAGAATATTGACCCAAGAACTAGAGTAAACGCTATGGCGGATATTGAACGTGGTCCGTTTGATAGAACTGCCGCTGATTCGGTTCGTAGAGTTGGAGTAGGCTTAGATCGTCAAATTGGACGAGATGCCAACTTATCTGCGTTTTATGAGCAAGATCCGATGGGTAGAAACAAAATGGGTGGCGCCCGATTTACCCAACGCTTTGAACAAGGCGGATCTGTACAAAACTACGGCTTTGGTGGTTTAACAATGATTGACGATTTAATTCGACAAGCAGAGCAAGGTCAACAGGTACAAATTCCAAAGTATCAATTTAATCAAGGAACACAGCAATACAGTATGGCTAATCAACCTACGATGGGAACACCATCTTTGGGTGGATATCAATTTGATCCAAGCACGGATCGATATAAAACAACACAACCAATAACACAACCAATGGCAGCTGGCGGTATGACTAGCTTAGGAGGGTACTCAGATGGAGGACGGATGCTTAAAGGCCCTGGTGATGGTATGTCTGATGATATTCCTGGGGTTATTGGCAACAAACAGCCCGCACGATTGGCTGATGGTGAATTCGTTGTTCCAGCGGATGTAGTAAGTCATCTAGGTAATGGCTCTACGGATGCAGGAGCTAAACGTCTTTATGCCATGATGGATCAAGTACGTAAAGCTAGAACAGGAACTAAGAAGCAAGGTAAGCAGATTAAAGCCCAGAAGTACCTACCTGCATAAATGATACAGAGCGCCCAGTCAAATGAAGCTAAAGCTGTCGCACAAAAGTATTTATATGAACACGCTGGTGTTCAGCCTTGTGCAGATTTTCAAGCCATATTTTGGACCGATGCAGACAGTAACATCGAGTGGGTTATTGGCTATACAGCATTTATAGGAAAGACTTGTCAGATGCACATGGTTAATTTAAAAGGAGGCTATACACCCAAAGGGCTACTCTTTGCGGCATTTGATTATCCTTTTAACTTTCTAGGAATGGAAAAAACGTTTGGGATTGTGAATAGTTTAAATACCAAAGCTATGGAGTATGACAAGAAATTAGGGTTTAAAGAGGCTATCCGCTTTCCAGGCATGCACTGTGATGGCGGGGATTTAGTAGTTTTTGAAATGAATAAAGCTGACTGTCGCTGGATTAGGGAGCGGGTAAAACATGAAACAGAATTGGTCTCGTAGAGAATTAGAAGCCTTTGGCGAACCCCTAGGGGATAGCGTCACCCAGCGTAAGCTCGGTGGTGGATATATCTGTGGTGGCGGTGGTAAAGGCGGTGGTGGCGGTGGTAGCCCTCCCCCAGCACAACAGACTGTTACTCAAACCTCTATCCCTGAATATGCCCGCCCTTATGTAGAAAGCATGCTTGGCAAGTCTGAGGCGTTAACGGATATCAATCAGAATCCTTATCAAGCCTATGGCGGTCAACGAATTGCTGGGTTTAATCCTGTGCAGGAACAAGCATTTCAGAATGTTCAGAACATGCAGACTGCACCACAAATAGGTGCTGGAACTGCCTTAGCAGGAACAGCAGGATTGGGAGCAATAGGAGCAGGCGCAGACTATCGTGCTATGGCTACCAGCCCCCAAGCACAGGCTGCCTACATGTCTCCTTATATGCAAAATGTCGTAGACGTGCAAAAGAATGAGGCACTGCGGGATGCGCAGATGCGTAATGTTGGTGCAAATCTAGGTGCTGCCCGTCAAGGAACGTATGGTGGAGCTAGACAATTGTTAGGAGAACAAGAAAGAAATCGCAATCTCCAACAACAGATGGCTAATATTCAAGCCACTGGAACTCAAAATGCGTTTCAAGCAGCTCAACAGGCTCAACAGTTTGGCACGACCGCAGGACTGCAAGGTTATAACCAAGCAGCTCAGGCTGGCGCTACTTTGGGTCAGTTAGGGCAGACTCAGTTTGGGCAACAACAGGCTATTAATGCGGCTCAACAACAAGTTGGTGCTATCCAGCAAGCTCAGGCTCAGCAAGGGCTTGACTTGGCATATCAGGACTTCCTTAAACAGCGTAACTACCCATATCAACAGCTTGCCTTTATGTCCGATATGACACGAGGCATTCCCTTGTCTCAGTCTGCCCAACAGATTTATACAGCACCTCCAAGTGCAGTCTCCCAGCTTGGTGGTCTAGGTATGTCTGCCCTTGGTATCTACGGCATGTCAGGTGGATTTAAAGGAGCTAAAGGCGGTCCCGTTAAAATGGCGCAAGGCGGTTTAGCCTACGCTACTGGCGGTGACATTAAGACGATGACTACCGCTCAGTTGGAAGCGCTATTAGAAAATCCTGGACTTTCTCCTCTAGAAGTAGACATGGTTGAGCAACAGCTAATGTTGCGTCGACGCATGGCAATGAACCCCCAAACTGATGAAATCATGGCGCCAGCATTGCGTTCAGGTATTGCCAGTATTTCTACAGGGGAGATGGTTCCAGAAGAAATGGCTGGTGGCGGGATTATTGCCTTTAGTAAAGGTGGTTCTGGTGAAGCAAGACAAAGCTATCGTGAAAATTTAGAAAAAGAAGTTTTAGATACTATTAAACGTTTAAAAACTGAAGATCCATTTAAAGAAGCACGAGCACAAGAAGCTGATATTCGTTCACAAATGGCAGAAAGTAAAAGAATGGCCCCCTATGCTGCTCTTACAATGGCTGGCTTAAGAACCATGCAAGGTACATCACAAGACCCATTAAGTAATTTTGGAGCAGGTGGAGAAGAAGGATTTAAATCTTATGCTAGAAGTAAAGCAGAAGAAAGAGACTTAGGAAAAATTCTATTACAGCAAGGTGTTGAAAGAGAGAAGTCTAAATTTGC